CTTTGTGTCACTTATGTATCCTACAAGTGAGTTGTCTGTTCCTACTTGAAGGATTTCGTCAACACCAAAATTCTTAGTATCCAACTTAGGGCGATTGGTAATGTATGTGTCGGCGCACGGAAATACGAAATGATGCATGATTATGTCTCCTTTTTCATCGGGATTCTTATGAACTTGCTTTACATTTTCTAATGTATTCCATAAATTGTTGATTATAAGCAACTTCCATGTATATCACTGTCGGGATATTTTATTTCAAAAATCGAAGGATCAACCGATGGGTAAACCATTCCATTTTTCGTTGCTGCCGACAAATCATATTGAATTGGGGAGTAATCTCCATTCATAGCAGTCAAATTGTAAATGTCAACGTTTACAATAGACTGAACCCCATCGACTTTAGCAATTTCAAGATTCAACTGACTCAAATTGATTGGTTGAGAAAAGTTCCATTGGTCAATATTGAAGAAGTCTTGTACCGCCGAGATACAATCACTTAACACATCCTTCTTGTTAAAGCCCTTGTACACCGTAATAGTAAAATCCACGCCGATGTTTATGATGTATCCATCAATTATATTTATGCCGTCTGTGATCATGCGATACTGTTTAAGATACGTAATCAAATTTGACACGAGAGCCTGATTCGATGGCATCAACTGCTTCTGAGCGTTGTAAGTTAAAATGTACACGTTGATAGCAAATGGATTCGTATTGTCGTAAGCAATACGGCGGAAAAATGTGTTTTCGCTGTTGTCCACAACTTGGGCAACATTATTCTGGTCAACTATTCCAAGAAGAATTTTATTCACTCCCACCTGCAAGCTAGTATCTGAAATGACTTGAGCCTTGGCAATGGCACCAAACTGGGCAGGCATAGAATAAAGACGAACCAGATAATCATTCTGTGTGACCGCTCGATTCTGGGCGGCAAAATTCGCCATAGCATTCTGGCGAATCTCGTCATCCGTTTCCGCATCGCCGCCGCCTGTGCATGGAGATGGATTTGTTACAGCGAGAGAATTCTCTACTGTTTGGAGCAGAGTGATTTGTTCCGGAAGCAAACCCTCCGATGAATTATCGAATAGGGCTGCTACCACACTACTGATCTCGCCAGACTGACAGTTGGAATTGAGACCTCCACCTACTAAATATCGTATCGTAAGTGTAGTATTCTGAGGGGCAATTCCAAAGCTTTCGTTCTTCAAGAAGTTACTCGGATCGAGCGGTACATTAACCTCCCCGATGTTGCTAAGACCAACGCCAAGTAAATCTGAGTCAAATGTGACGAGTTCGTCATCCACACCGCCGGTACCCGCACCAAAGGAAATCGTTGTACGATTATTTTCATCCACCATGGTCACAAACTTGCGTGAAGTTTTGAGATAACTCAGAATATAGGGAACCGAATCCTTGTACTGAGACAATGACCCTTCGTATTGGGCGTCGTTTGGAACAGCTATAGGAATCATGCCTTGAGCAAGGTAATCCACTTCGTACCATTTGTTATTGTCTGAATCTACTATGTCAATTATTTGGAGAACATTTGTCTCATTTAACTGAATCGTAAAATATGAAGATGGATTTCCAACGACAGTATCGACAGACAATATTTGCCCGGAACTTACTGGACCTTGCTTGGTCAATAAAAAGAACATCGGGGTTCCGTCTGCATTGCGAGAGTAAACCTGTTCGAGCCTCGGAGAAACCGATGAACTTATAGTGAAATCTACCGCCGAAGTCAGAATGTAATAAGCACCCCCATTATTAGAGAACTGTGTATTCTCTTTAACCGAAAGCAAGTAATCGGGGTCAGGAAAGTAAGTTCCTGTTCCATCACCTGCTGATGGACAAAGCTGAGAAAGATTTACCGCCCCTATTGCTGCCGTAGAAGACTTAATTTTGTATCCCAAATACCTCGCAAGACCAATAATATTCTTACGCTCCGTGGCACTCTGGATTGTCGTTTCCTTGAAAATATAGTCGGTGTAGTAACTAAGAACGTCACCGACATAGGCGGCCTGTTCGATGAACATCATGCCCGGTGCGGCAGGAGTAAAGTCCTTATAGGTGTTTGGGTAATAGACTTTGGCAAAGTTAATGAGTGCGTCACGCAATTGACCAAAGTCTCGGTTAATATAGCGAATATCTTTAGAATTCGGAGAAAAGCTTTTAGGAGTCGTGGTTGCCATATCTTATACCTTATTCACGTCGAGGGTAAGTTCTACCGAATCTGACGCATTGATAGAATCAATAACGAAAGTGACGATGATGTACAGCTTATAAATATCGGTCAAGTTCGTACTTTGGTCATTATTCATACTTTGAACTTGAACTGATGATACCGAAACGCCTGGAATCCATTGCGAAACGTCATCTCGAATGATGGTTTCCACTTTTTTCGATAGAAATCCATCATTTTGCTCAAAAACAAGGGTCCATAAACGGCTACCGAACGTCGGGTTCATTCGACGTTCTCCCTGTTTTGTTCTCAGAAGGTTAATGATATTCATTCGATAAGCAGTCAGGCTATCCGTGGACTGCTCAAAATACCCCACCTTCCCATCACGAATGGGAAACGTCATACCGATTGGAACATTTTTAACAAGTGACATTAGTGTCTTTTTTCTTTGGAATGATTGAGAATCTGTTTCATGCGATCATAGTTAGTCAATGCCTCGGTCACTGCCGCTGGAGCTACTCCTGCTCGGGCTACATCCAACGCCGATACTCCTTGGGGAATATCGGCTAATGGAACATGGTCTTCCCTGATAGGAACCGGTGGCTGTCCCGACAGCACATTGGCGACAGGAGACGCAACAGGGTTGTAGCCTCCTTGGAAAGCTGCCATACCCGTCATATGCTCCCTCGCCTTCAAATCGGGTGTAGTTTCGTTCAAAATCTTGTTTAACACAGGGTCTTTGGCGTATTGTATCGTTTTTCGTATAGGATCGGGACTGTTACCTTCCTCCAATTCGCTTCGGGTTACAGGAGTTGCCCCAGAAAATAATTCTTTCAAAGACGCCCTAAACTCATGTGGGTCTTTTGGTATTTTTGGTTGTTCAATGTCCTTTCCTACATAATCCTCACGGACAGGTCGGGTGTGCTCCACTACCATCGACTTTCCAGCCATGTTTTGGAAAACCTCGCCAATGAGTTTTGGAAGTTGTTTGCGGATTTCTCGTGTTACGAGAACCTCGATTATCTGTGTAAGTTGTGTGAGTTCTGACTTTTTCATATTCCTATAAATATGTTTACGAAATCCTATGTGATTCACTTTTGAATCCGCCAGGTACTCCCGCCCCACTACCCACATCAATTTTTACGGGTGGAGTTCCTTCTGGGATAAACGCCCCGTTTTGACCGGGTGCAAATCCTCCGCCCGTAACATATACACGACGACTTAATAGGCTCTTGAGTCTGTCTTGTAACGCCGTAGCTTGTTGGATAACTGGGTCTATTGGGGTTTGTGTCATTTTCGGGGATGGTGCTCCCGCATTAGTATGACTGTGTTCATGCTTATGAACATGTTGCTTAAACATTTCGAGAAAGTCCCACAGCAGATTAACTGTTGTTTGTCCAAGAAGAACGGGTTCATCTGTATTGTCATACTCCCCGAGATAAATTGCCGGGGAGTTAATCACCGTTTTGACATGGGTTGTCATCACGATTTGATCGTGGGCATCAACCGTAAATTCACTATCAGTTACTATGCCGTGGCGTTTCTTTGAGAACTGAAGCATTTCACCATACCTAGCGGATAGAATCAAACGGTCGGAATTGATTACAATTTGATCGCCATTCAATACAGGCCACACAAAACTTGTAGGTCCATCAAACGCAAATACTTCCTCACCCATCCCAAACATTTTCTTGTAACAAGTCGTAACCCATTCACTAATGGTCTGTCCACAGGTCATATAAACGGATGACCCGTCGTGATTGATATTCTCGTCGAGATACCCGCCGACATTCTTCTCTTCAATGGTTCCTACCACCGTAGCAGGATTAGGACTATGTTTCAAAGAAAGCGTCTGCCCGACCTTGAGTAACTGACGCTGGCGATTCCTAAGAATAAGCATCGGATTACCACCATTTTTGTAATCGGGATACTTCGGGTCTCCGACATCGTTTTCACGATTCTTATCGAACGCCTTCATGATAACGTCCGAACCGTGGCGATTCTCCAATAGCAAATCTCCCTCGAAGCGATGCAGAGTACGAATTTTTGGATTTCCATAGAAATACTTTCCGGCATATCCGTGGTATCCCGAATCTGCTTTCCAATTTGTCTGAGTTTCAATACGTCCAACATATGGTGCCTTGCTAAACAATTCCGTATTAGACATACCCGAAATTGCACCCTCAATGGTGAAGTCCAAATTGTTGTTTGGCCAGTTTCGGAAATTTATCTTTCGACTGTAATACATTTTGTCGTCATACTCATACAAGACGACTGTTTCATTAACGAGTGGATATTCCGTGAAGTTGTTATCTATCGGATATGCCCACTTGAGTTGGTCTTTCTCAGTAATCTTTCCTGAAATGAGCGGGCGCACTAAAGCACGACCAATCCAAGTTAAATCGGGGTCTCCGACCGAAGGCGGAGCACCCGTCAAATCTATCGGCCATCGTTTTGTGTCGATTCTCGTCTGTTGAAAGTGAGCTTCCGTGTAAATGGGATGCTTTAAGTCCAATACAATGTCAAGAACGACTCCAAGTTCCATTTCATGAAATTCCCGGTTGCCACCTTTTCCGACAGTATGACTTGTTGCGAGACCATAACTATCATGTGATCGAGTATCTTTCGGACTGCTTAGCCAGTATGACATAAGTTACTTGGTGATGTCGGGAATAGGGAGTTCTTCCGTCTCTTTTTTGATGACCTTGAGGGCTTCCATGGCGTCTAAATGATTCTTCATTAGCTTTTCCTTTTCCTCTTCGGTTAAACCAGCACCCTCCCCACCGGTGGCTTCAATTTGGGTCGAAGCAATACGCTGAACTACGGCAGCAAGTTTGATGAGTTGCTCATCATTCTTCACTCCAACTTCGAGCAGTTCCTTAATGCGTGGCATAAACTGCCCAACATCGTTTGGACCCTTTATAAGAGTACGGAGATCTCCAATCAAAGTGTCAAGTTGATCTTTTTTTGACATTGATCTTTCAACGACATCTTTGCATAAGTCCTTAAAGGTCTTGCCCGAGAATATTTCAAAATCGAGATTTGCACTCATGTTTATAAATAGAGTGATTGGCAAACTCTATACATGTTATTATGAGTTTAAGTCTAAATTCATTATAACATCATATACCTACTTCTCGCTTACGTTATAGGAACTCCGAATTCCATTAGAGTATTTATAAACTTTACTTCTGAATTTATCATGCTTTGTTTTATACTCACGGAATCTGAAATTTCAGTTGGTAATTTTCCTTCAACTACATATGATTGTCGTATTTTATTATAAACCGGTTTCATTTTGTTTATAACTTTGGTTATTTGCTGAGTACGACAATCTGCAATTTCCCGTATATAAAGATACAGTGCTTTTTTGTTAAACAAAGAAATGTTTTCTCCTCTACGAATAATCTCAATCACGGCGTTAGCGATGTTTAAGTCTCTCTGTTTGGTAAAGATTTTGTTTACGTTCTTTTCCCAGAAGTCAATGATAAGTTGGATGAAATCGGTCAATTCCCGGCGAGCATAATATTTGTCTTCTTGCTGTAGCTGAACAGTGTTTTCATCTCGCTCTTCACTTATCTCAACGTTCTGATTGAACTTCTTATAGTTGGTGTTGTTCAGCAAAATAAGATAATGTTTAGCAATAATGGAAAAGTAAGCAAATGCCCGTGTCTTCTTTTTGGGGTCGGACTTACTACAACGAGTAGGATCGTATTTGTGCATGTTAGCAACAAGATGGGTTAGGCATTCTTTCTGAACATCCTGTGGACCAGTTTCGAAGTAAGAGAACTTGAAAGTATTAAACACATTCTCAACTAACTTCTGGAATGGATAAATAATTTTGCTATTGAAAATACCCTCTCTGGTTTCAGTATCCTCGGTGTTATTATAAAGTACAATTGCATCTTCCGTCTCTTGGGTAAAGTACATGCGTGAAACGTTTGAAGTGCGTCTTTTTCGAGGAAGTTTGATGGGAGTCTCCGAAATAGTCACGACAGGAACACTAGCAGGATTGCAGTGCTTGTGGACTACTTTGATAATCTTACGACGATGCTTTATTGCTCGTGTACAACGTGTAACCTTTTTGTGTTTTTTCATTGAGTTCGTTGATTTAGTTTCTCGATTAGTTCCAGTAAATCTTTGAATACTCCACCAACTTGATCATCAGATTCAAACGCTCCTTTTTCATTGAGCCGAGAAGAGAAGACAACTGACTTGTCAATGTCACGCATTCGTTCCAGCGTACTAATGACATCCGTCTTAAAGTCGAGTACCCACGCTTCGTAAGTATCAATTTTGGCAAGAAGTCGCTTGATAATGATGTAAGCTGTAATCAGGAATCCTATATGAATAACCAGGCTTAACGCCAGTAAAATTATAATCATACTATTCCTCCGTGGGAGATTCGTCACCATCCAAAAATTCTTTCAGGATTTCCCGAGCCTCTTCTATTTTGTCCCAATCTTTTTCAGTGATTGCGTCATTTATAAGTTCCATTATGTATTGTATATCGCTTTCGTCCATAGGATCGTTTGACTTTTGTCTATGACTAACCGACGGATACATATTGAATTTCAAATGAAAATGTAGATTTTTTGCCTTTCAACCGTAATGATATAGTATTCTTAACTTATGTCAAGTTATTTTAACTAATGTAGCCAAGTCGGTCGGGGTTGCAACTTTTCACCGTCAAATGGTGAAGGCGGTGGCGCTGGCGCTGGCGCTGGTGAAGGCGGTGGAGTTACGGGAGTCGGGTAAGAATTAATTATCTCCTCGTTTGAATTTTCGGAGTTAATTGATTCGGGCGGGTTAACTGTGGGTGATTTTTCCAAAAATTCCGTTTTGATTAACTCGTCTTGCTTCTTGTAAGTCACAACATTGTAAGCCAAAATAAGAGCCACGGCAAGAGGATCGAAAACGAAAATAATAGTAAAAATAAACCATTTGGCAACCTTATCAAGACTTGTTCCAAATTGATCTGCCACAAACTGAAAGGTCCGAATATCCTTCTTGTTCGCCGAGGCAAACTTCATCTCGTTCACCTGTTGGTCAAGTTTGGAGATGTCATCCGTTGTCTTCTGAATGGTTACTTGTTCCGTGCCAATATTGGCGTCGGCGGTCTTAATCATCTCAGCCGTTTGATCTTGCAACTGCTTGAATTGTATCGGGCTACGGGTCAAGAAAGCATTCGTAAGTGACTCATTCATACGGCTTTCCTGTAACGCCCGCATCTTATTCAAGGTATCAATACGAGATTTAGATTGAGCTATTTTGTCGGTCAAATACGTCTTCCGACCCTCTACCATAGTAATTCTCTCTTGTCCTGCCTTGAATTCGAGCGATGATTTCTGATAAGCAGCACTCAGATACCCGAAAATTCCCATAGATGTTATGAGCATGAGAACAAGAGTAGCGATGGAAAGGTAGGCAGCAAGCCATTTTCTCGTCTTGGTCCAGTAGCGGTAAAGATAAGTTACAGCGACGAGTTTTCCGATCTCCAGTGTTGACGCCATAAAGGCGGTTAGAGCGAATGCACCCGCAAAAAGGGTTGCGATACCATACACGGAGAAAAACGCCGCTACAAGGGCAATGGCGACTGCTGTAAGCCCAAGCAGAATGTCGAACCGAATGATTCGGTCAAGTATTTTGTCTTTCATGCGTTATAAATATCCCCAGTACAAAGCAAAAGCCCCGAATTTCGGGGCTTCGCATGTACATACGTACGGGTTAATAGTATCCAATCAAATAAGCATCCAAAGATTGAACATCAGCACTAACGTTCATAACTATCTGCCCATTATACACGGGGACACATCCTTGACCACCCGCCGTATAGCCATTGCTATCATACTGAGCACCCCATGCTAAAAGAGGATAACTATTTACTGTTAGGGAACCCGGAGATTGGTAAATAGTACCTAGATAACTTACTTGGACACTAACTAATATAGCAGTAGTTCCTGGGGGTAACGTCGCAGAATAAGTATATGATCCGGCTCCAATCCCCTGTGCAGGATAGCCCGACCATGCCAAATGAAGAATATTAATCCCATTTATAAACGTAGGTCCACCCCTTATGGTAGTAGGGGTAGTTCCAGTGAGAATCCCCCCCTTAAACTGCAAGTTATTCGCCGCCGTAGTCGTTGTGGTCAGACCCATGCTATTGTTGCAGTAGTAAGCAGTACTTGCATTAATGCTACCGCTAACAGACAACGGGTAAGGACTGGCGTTTGCTGGCACTGCCAAACCGCTCTGAGTTATTTGGTTGTACGTCGGGCAAATTACAACGTTTTTACCTTGAACATAATAATTCATGGAGGTTGGCGAATTAGAATAGTATCCAGGAGCCGCTGGAAAAATCAGTTGGGTTTCATCTTTAGTAATGTCATTGCTTCCTGTATTTTGAAACGGCCAGGGGTCAACATTTAACCATTTCAAGAACCGTATTCCCTGCCACGATTGTGCCTTGATGGTAATTGATCCTTCTCCTTGTCCTCCACCATCTCCAATTCCCCATATTCCATCTATTAGCATGTCTATGGAAAACAACGGGTCCGTAAGTCCACCGGCTTTTCCACTAAGTCGGAAAGCACGAATATGTTGGTATCCATAATTGTTAACATGTAGTACAGTAGCACTTTGATTGCCTGCCCAATCGCCAACGTGAACCCATAAGTCCACTTGGTTCCATGTATTAGAATAGCCGGTTTGAAGTTGAATGGAAATCAGACCCTTCATTATTTGGTCTGGAAGTCCCCATACTTCTCCCATAGCTGAGTGATCGGCGGTTGCTTTTCCACCTGCATATGAATCTTCCCCAAACGCCGGATTACCTCCGTTTGAAACGAATCTTACCCATTTTCCATTGAAAATGGAAGCCAATGCGCCGGGAGCCTCTGGGATTGTATAGAATGACCCACTGCTTGCATCGCCAGCACTTCCCGAGAAATAGCTGTTAGTAACTTGAAGGTCTGGGTCAAACCCAACGTGCGGGGTGGAACTCGTGACAAAATACCAATCTCGTTGGTCAGTACCGTTAAATGTATGAGAAATAATAGGCCATGCCGTTTGAATTCCCCAATTGTTTGCAAACCCCCATGCAACATTAGCTCGGTCGTTAAATCTCCACGCCTGAAAATCTGGGCGATGATTGGGATATGGGTAATATGAAATTAAGTTTGTTGACGCACTGTCAACTGTCAATAATCCACTATCTGTGCCGCCATATGGGTAAAAAACAAGTGGAGAATCGGTTCTTAAGTTTCCATTACCCAATCCCGGAGTATTACCGGTCCAGTATGGAAAATTGTATTGGGGTCCGTGAGTATCAACATCAAGCGCATGAGTTGCATAATAAGCATCATGTGAACGAGAAGCATATAACGATGACGGTTGAAATACCTGCGAAGGATACCAAGACGCCGAGTCTGCTATCAGAGCATGTGACGCCGAAATTGCATACGATGCTGTTTTGGCGTAGGATGCGCTTATTGATGAAGAGACCGTAGCAATAACCGCCGAATTTACATACGACGCTGTATCCGCATAGATAGAGTGAGTCATCAACGAGCCAATATCTTGCAACGTAGCTTTGTAGGTCGTCATTGACTGGCTATGAACCAATGGGAAGAAATCTTCCGTAAACGGAGGATTCGGAGTTATTCGGTTTAGTTCACTAATTTTGATGTCATAATCTTGCATATGTAAATCCTTAAGATACTATCGTCCATCCCGATCCTCGGAGAGTGTTGATATTTGTGATAATGCTGAACGCAGACCCGCTGGAGGGATTGTTTAGGAATGCAAAATAACCATTGCTCAATCCATTAACAACAAGTGCCGACGCAAGGTTTGAGATTGTAGCGGAAGATAGCAAACAATTTGAGACGTTCACAAACAATAAACCAGGAGAAATTATAGAAGGAAAATTAGTTAGTGGAGAACTATTTACATCCAAATATTTCAACGATGCTGGTAAACTATAAGTTGACCACGAAGACAACTGAGAACATTGTGCAAACGACATAGAAACAAGTGTATTGGGAACACTGATCGGAGTCTGAGTCATTCCTGTCCCATCGGCTATAAGAGTTGTCATGCCTGCTGGAAGGCTGGATGGCAGAAAGACATAAGGATTGTTTGCCACGTTCAGATAACTCATTGATTGCGGTAGGGACAAACTGGAAACAATTGCATTGTTCGGAACATTCAAATAGGAAACGCTGCTGCTTGCGAACAGAGGAAGTTCAATAAGTCCGCAGTTAGCGGCAGAAGCAGATATACATCCCGTCGGAAGACCTCCGAGGTAAGTAAGACTTAGATTGTTGTCCACGGTTAGTTTTTTCAGTCCGGTTAGTGTCCAAGTGTAATTCATTATATTTACCCCATTGGCCGGGATGAACAACTCGGAGACATCGGTTGAACCCGAAAATGTAACTTGCGATGCCGAACCTTGATACGCCACGCCAGGATGCAAACTTGAAGAGTAAAACAGTATGCGGGTAGTGGGGTATGTGTTGAATTTCATTGGTTCGGCAGAAGTAGTTACTGAAAGTTGGTCGCTTTCGCTTGTAATTTTGAAACGAACCATGCGAGAAACCTCGATATAAACACCATTAGAAGCTGTTACATAAACTTCGTATTGACCATTCAACTCTGCATCTCCACGAAGAGTGAAAGGATACTTTAACGTCCCAGAAATTGCCGATCCTCCGCCTATGCCAAGGTACACGGGAGAAGCATCCAACGATTGAGAATATCCATATTTTCTATCCACAACGAAGAGTTCTAGGTAACCATTTGTTGGACCCGCCGAGGATGTAAACGGAACATTAACGGTTCCGTATGTTTCAACCGTTGTTGTCGCCGTGCTCTCAAACGTCGGAGTAACAGCCACATAATCAATTTGAGATGACGAAATGGATTGAGTACTAGCTGTATAAACGCCATAGTCAATTAATACGTTAGAAACGCTTCCAGCTCTTAATGCCCAAGAAGCGGTTCCGTTTAATGAACTGGTGATACTTGTAGCAATAATATTACCATTAACATCAATCGTTACCTGACCACTGGAGAAATTGGCTGAGCCATTTTGATTAAGGCTTATATTATCATTGGTCAATTCACCGGCAATAATAACATTACCATTATCATCTACAACGAAGTTGCCGCTGGCCATATTGATTAGACCATTACTTATTATATTGCCATTTCCATCAATGGTTATGTTGGCGTTTTGAAGATAAGAAGCCGTTGCAGAATTTCCAGAACCACCAATGAGATAGGAGGCGGTCAGAGCATAAGAAGAAGTTCCACTTGTCTGTCCGGGGGATAGAAGCAGATATGATGCGGTTCGGGCATAGTCAGCAAAAGCGGATGAATATACCAATTCCACCGATGACGTGAGAGCATAGGATGCCGTAATGCAATAAAAGCTACTCAGTGAATAAGAAGCGGAAAGTGCGACAAGAGCGTACGAAGAAGTTCCGGTGTTTAATCCGGGGGTGTACCACAGATAAGAAGCTGTGAGAACGTTTGAAGGCACTACCGAATTGAGTGAATACGAAGATGTACCTGCCCAAAAGGCGTAACTAGCAGTGCCAAGTAGAGACCCCGTAAGTCGTCCATCGAGCAAAAGAAAACTGCTGAGGTCGTCTAGTTGTAACCTCTTCGACTCGTTCGCCGAAATGTCGGAGATTAGCAGGAGGTCTGCAAAATCCAACTCAGGCGAAGTAATAGGAACCAGTTCACTTACTCGTTTATTTGCCATAATACACTATACATAGCGATTACAGAGCTTTTTTTATCTTCTTGATGATAAATTGGACAAGACCACTTCGGACAATATCATCCTCCGTGAAGCGGAAAACATGGATTCCATTCTCACGACTTTCTTCGTCGTCGAAGTAGCCAATCATTCTTATAAAGCCACTTCTACCATTGATGTCACTTTGCTCTGGGTCGCCCAATATAAATACTTTTGAAAACTCCCCGGTGCGTGTAATAAGTGTGAAAAGTTCCTTGAAAGACATATTCTGAGATTCATCGGCAATAATAGCCTTTGCATTCCAATTCAAACCACGTAAAAATCCAACCGGGATGCCTGTGACCCGCTCTTCTTTAAGCAGAACGTCAATGTCTCCCTTCGGAAGCAGTTCGGTTAGTTTATCAAGCAATGGTTGAATGTATGGGGTCATCTTATCATTCGCTTCGCCGGGGAGGAACCCAAGTTTGGCGTCAGAGCATTCAACTGCACTGCGGATGTAAACGAGGTCGCTTACACGCTTCTCGTTAATCATGGTGAGAGCATGATAGACTGCAAGGAAGGTTTTGCTCGTACCAGCCGGTCCAGAGACAAAAATGACTTTGGTAGTCTTGTCGGCAGCTAGAGCGAGAAATTGTTTCTGTTTGTCAGTCAGTTCCCGCTGATATATTTTCAGGACTGACTTAAATTTTGAACGTTGGGGGATGATAGGGCTGTTATCGGAATTAACTATTGGTTGGTCCGCTGGAGTCAGGGTTTTCTTTTTCATGCGTCTTAAGTGTTTCACATAACTTTTCTACTCTGGGGCACAATTCATACATCTCATTCTCCATGTAGTACTGACGTATGTGCGAGAGATTGGGCATGAACTCCCGCTCGTTTATAGTCACAACGAAGGGCGAGTCCTTAAATTGGAATACCTCCACTATAGGAAGTTTATTCTCAACCGCAAACTTTATGCTGGAGATGACGTGCTCCATCATATCAATCTTGAACTTGGAGACAAACTTTCGCATCTCATCATTGGGGGAGGGTAAGATGTATAACTCGTTTTCCTTCATCGTGGTCTTGTTAGTTTTTCTGACCATGCTAATAAATATTCGATACGTATGGTCAAAGGTACATAAAAAAAGCCGCCCACTATGGGCGGCTAACACTATAAGTGTAATGTTATTTCATCCCCTTCACCACACTTTGTGTTTCTTCGAATCGTATCGAACCGTTTCTACCTTTTCTCCATAGGATCGTCCTTTGGATATTTCTGACCAGAATTTGATTTCAGCTATACAGAGCGGGTCTGTTGGAGAATCATATTCCCTGTCGGAAACTCTGTGCCCGTCTCGCACGACTACGTACTTGATAGGTCTCGCTTCAGTTTTAACCGTGGCATCCTTTTCAGGAATAAGCATACCGGAGTGGGCACCATGTACTGGGGTCTTCATTTTTTCTTGGGAGGGTTTGAGTGTTTCAGGATGAATTTAGCAAGACGCAAAGCATCTTCCTTACTCAAAATGGTGTGGTCTGCCCACGGCATACCCGTTTTCATTACTTCTGCACACCATCTAATTCTTTCCTTCTTGGACATCGGGCGAGTCCCGGGGTGGGACTGCCACAGAGCGACATTGAACTGCCACCGTCCGGTATCATTATAGAAGTCATCATAGTTCACTTCGAGAAGCGAACACCCGCCGCACTGACACTTGAAGAAAACGGAATCAGATTTGTCTTTCATAAATTACTTTTATAGTGAACTTGCAATGCTGATGCTAACCAAACTATTATGGCGATAATGAGATGAATCCAGAACCACGGGCAAATCCCCATCACGGTTGCGATGGCAATGAGGACAAGAACTCGGGGCAGGAAAAATGCCAATGGCACACTGAGCCATTTGGTGAAAAGGTGAGGAAATGCACCATCCGTGAAGAAGGCAGCAAGCAACGAAATCCTGGGAAGGAAGATGCTGAGAACGAGGAACCAGATTGGTAATGTTGTCATAACTTATTTTCAGATTACGCCCATAATCTACCACATGTTTAGGTGGTTGTCAAGGGACATTTTTTAGAAAGTGGCGGATAGTTGAAGTCCCGCCCTCCACACCCGTCTTAGGGGTGCATACTGATTTCGAATCAGTTCCGAGTCTCACCCGGTTAACTATCCAATTACAAGTCCGCTACGACAGCTTTTTCACACCGTAGTTTCCTCAGTCGCCCACGCCTCCGTTCAAGGTTAGTGAGAAACATAGCCGAGTTTCTTTGCAGAAGGAGGAACGTCTCTGCACTTTCTCGACGCAAGCACCATATACGCCTCGGGAGAACACCGATATTGCCGAGTTGTGCGGGCGATTCATGGTGACAAGCAACGGTTCGTATCTGTCCCTGCCTGTAAGGACGGACTTGTAAATTGGCGGTTAGGGAGAGATTTGAACTCTCGGAGGTTTTATCCTCGCATGATTTCCAATCATGTACCTTAAGCCACTCAGCCACCTAACCAGTCTTGATGTAGTTCTTATGACCCTTTTATACCTAGACCGATCTCGCCGTCACCGCAAAGTCACTCTTTGGGTTGTGACCTCCCGCCACGGTCTTCGAAACAACTCAAGTTTCTACTTCTTGCCCGTGTTCGTCCCATGTGTAAACACTATGAGAATTAAGATTTTGGTATGTCTGCTACATCAAAGAACTTACTAAATTGGCTGGAGTGTTTGGAGTCGAACCAAATCCTTAACTTTCAGAGAGTTTTATGCGGCCTCTACACCACACTCCAATTCTGTCTATAAATATAACAGAAATTTCCTAAATGTCAACACCTTTGTAGAAAAAAAAGACCCCGCCGAAGCGGGGTCTGAGAGATTACATCAAGAAGTATTACTTCTTTGCGGCGGCTTCGATTCTGGCATTGATAACGGCTTTGTCAACCTTGCCATTCACGATAAAGTCAGGCGGAGCTTGTACTTTCAATCCGAATCCGGTTGATGCTAACGCTTGCTTGAAACCTGCTTCTGCGTCAAGAATCCATACCTTTGCAGCAGGCAAATTGGTAAGCTGAGTTGAAACGTATTGACTGTATGAATAGTCATACGCCGTGATTACTGCGGCAACAGCCAAATTAACCCACTGATTTGTACCTGTTATGGAAGAAAGTGCGGTCGTAAGAGCGGCAGGAGACAAATCGGTCCCGTTGGCGAAGTTATCGAGAACTGTATCAGCAGCTATGAAATCGGTTGCATAGTTTGTTCCGTGATTGATAGCATAAACAGCACCTTGGTCGGCTACTTGAGTAATGGCAGAACCAATTTGAGTGATTTGCGCTGGGGTTAGCGAATTAATAGTTGAACACCCAGTCAAAAGGCTGAGTGCTGCGCCGATGGCGGCGAATGTGCGTAGAATTTTCTTCATATGATTTAGTTGTACTGCTACCAAACGTTATTTGGTATTAGATTGGTGGAGCTAAAGGGAATCGAACCCTTATCTCAAGTATGCCATACTCGTGTACTGCCGTTGTACGATAGCCCCGTGGAACCCAAGGGAAATGCCCTCGGGTTTGATTCACTGCACTCTAAGGTGCAGGAGTTCCGACGTTTTTTACAAGATTGTCTCAAACTTGTCAGCCAAGCGATGACGGCTACCTACACTAATTCGGCGTCGAAAGTGTGTTGATGTCCGTGTACTGCGCCCAGTTACCTTGACCGAAAATAGCACACCGCAAAAGTCATTGGTGTGCCTTTCTCGCCTACGCTACTTTCTGCGAAGCGAGTAAATCAATATATGCTCGGAATTACCTACACCCACATGGAGCAGCAGGAGCTACATGGGCGGGAGCGGGAGCGGGAGCAGGAGCAGCAACGGCAGAAACGGAAGCAGTAGCTGGCGCAGGAGCAACATTACCATTATCCGTAGGAACGGCTGCACATCCTACTAACAATCCCAATGCAAAAAACATTAATGCAATTTTAGTTTTCATATGGTATAAGTATATCACACGATTACAAAAGTCTGTCGAAATCTTTTTCCGTTTGGGAATTCAACCCACAGCCTCATAAACCGTTCAATTACTTCGGTTTCAAATACTCACGTAACTATAGTCACGGACGATAGGTCAATCTTTAGATTCGTTTCAGGCATGTATCGGCTTGTGATGTTATTCCCATATCTCTCAAAAAATGGGCATCTGGCTACAACGTCTATCGCCTTTCGTATCGTATTTCCTCTGAGGCAACAGAGAAATTGGTGGAGCCACGGGGAGTTGAACCCCGACTCTTCCGGATGCAAACCGGACGCTTTTCCAGTTAAGCTATGGCCCCATCGAGATGCATCAATTTGACGCAGCACTATAAACTGCACGGTTTTCTTCCGTCCCTCGGTTTTACGTCTGAGAGATATGACATGGCGAGGGCGAACCCTCGAATTTTTTGTGTTGCAGTGTGCATCTCAAATCCGATAGCTATTACGGGCATACCCGATTCGGGCACCAAACCCCGACAATTTTATCTGGGCGGCTATCCGCCCCGACTGGTTCATTTATGGTTTTTACGTTCCCACTTTGACATGGGAAATTGGTTGCGGATTCCGGACTCGCACTCGGTCCACCAGCTTATGAAACTGGTATGCACTCTCACACCTTTCCGCAGTCCGTTTACAAAGAGCATTTACTATCTGCCCATAAATATAGCAGAGATTTCCCAAATGTCAAGCCCCATATAATTATTTTAATTCGGCGATTGCATACCGCTTGTATTCCTCTTCGGAAAACTGCCGAATGCCCCGCAGAGCACTTGAGCTAACATGTTGATACTTGGGATCGCAGAGGAAGAAGACCACTTTGATTTGAGGGTATATATTCCTCATGAAGGCGACGAGATTCTGCTCATACGCCAAGTCGGCACCGCTGCGGAGACCACGAATCAGAGTAACATCACGACTTTTTCCTTCGTAGTTTTTAACGAGGTCGGTCACAAGTCCCTCATGACTAGTGACTAAAACTTTCATCGCTCGAAGGAAGTCCTCGGGAAGTTTGATTTGCGGATACTTTTTATCAGGATTGACTGCCCGAACCACAAGCACTTCATCAAAAACCTTTTGAGCCTGACAAACGATGTCAAGATGCCCAATGTGAAAAGGATCAAAACTTCCAGGGTACAAACCAAGTCTGGTTTTCATGTCCACAATCCATTTCTATTCTTAACGACCCACACCATGATTTCAGTCTGCAAGTCGTAGATTTCTCTTTCGAGGCGGTTAATCTTACCGTACATCCTCTCGTAGTCGTCCTTCGTGGAGTTGTTGATGTCTTTCAGAGTTCGATGCGGAACAGTGTCCCACTCCGCATCTAACTCCTTTTGAAGGGCAGGTAACTTTTGAGTGATTAACTCGTAGTTGCGTCTGACCTCTGCGTAAAATTCTCGTTGCTCTTCGCATTCAGTGTTAATAACATTCATGCAATCCTCGCCCTCGGGGTCAACGTAATGCTTGAGACTTTCGAGGACAGTGATTTCCAGAATGGTATCCTTGTCGCACCACGTACGAGGAATCTTACTTGTGAGCCACTTATTGCGGGGCCACAGGCGAGACGACACTTGTTTATACCAAACATCGTGCCACCAATAATGGTTAAATGGTCGGAACTTGTAATTGCTCCATTCGTAAAATCGGTCAAGTAGGCTCATAATTATCCTATTACGTGTTACAGTGCGTTGGCCCCTTCAAGTACGCACAGAGAAGTTGAAATGCTTCGTCTTCGCTGCGTCCACCACCCGTTTTGATACAAATGCAATTAGTGGTTATGGGAGGTTCAAAATCTTTAACGAAATAGCTCTCACGACCCCGAACGTCGCTTGTATAAACGTAGATTTCTTTCAAATCTTTCCGAGACGCTTTGAACTCTTCTCGCACGTCTCGATACGGATTAACTGTGGAGACAATGACATGAACGCCTTGGTCTGCCACATGTGCCACGAATCGCTGGAGAGCACGGGTCTGCTCAATGCGATAGTCCTTGGACAGATTCTCCGTAGTGTAAGGGACCGCAAAAATCCTACGGAGGTCGTCGCCATCCAAATGAATGGAGTGATTGCCTTTCACATCGAACTCTTTCTTGAGTTTTCGTGCTAGTGTAGTTTTGCCACTGCCACTTTGTCCTATGAACCAGTATATCATAACTTTTTTATTGGCTTACTCAGCCATTCGAGAAACCTTCGATAACATTCACCACACAAATGATACTTGATGACGGTGCCATTCAAGTCTCGTGGTGGAGAGAATACCAGACCACCGGGCATTGTCAACTCCTTTCCACACTTTACACAGATAACGCAAATCATGGTGCCATTATAACAGGACTTCGCATTTTGTCAATAGATGTTTTGATGTCATCTACGCCGCCATAGAAGATTTTAACCTTATGTGTATCCATTACATATTTCAATTTCGGTAAATCCCGTTGTAGGTAATAATCGTTTTTGGGGTCGAGATAAACATCGAAGTCGGGTAGGTAGAAGTCGGGGAAGTATTTTCTCTCATCACCGTTCGCATCAATCCACCTGAACATATGACGTTTTTTGCTTCTGTCCCACTTTATTCTTTCGGCATCCATCCACTTCGCCAACTCGACTTCCCAACGGGAATCCATTTTATATCCCCGATATGGAAACCGTCTATACCCAAGTTTTCCACCACAGTTGGGGTTGTTGCGAGACCATTGGCTAACAAGTTTTCCGTAGCATTCATCACTACAAGTTTTCTTAATCTCGGCATTGCTTTTTACGAGATGAAAAAATTTCTTATCGCATACTACACAAACGAACTCCTTCTGCCTCGGAAATGTTCTTGGTCTCTGGACTGATTGCTTATGGACGAGTGGATTGGTTTTAGATTGAGCATATTTTACTGCACAATCTACACTACAACATTTTCTCGCCTTTTTATGTGTCGTTGTCTCAAAATCATTTTTACACCACAAGCATTTAGACATCACTTTTTCATGAGATGTATGATTAGATGATTGAGAGCAAATGCGGGAGCAATAGAAATAATCACGCCCATTACGGGCTTGACGATTGTATTCCTTTAGAGGAAGTGAAAACGGAGTTTCACATTTATGACAGATTATTGATGTCATATTCATACATCAATAAATAGTGGAGATAATGGGAAAAGCATCAAAAACTTTACAGAATGGTGGAGCTAAAGGGAGTCGAACCCTTATTTCCGGTTTGCGGAACCGATGTCCTGCCGTTGAACGACAGCCCCAAGATTGACGAAGGCTGGTGCGCTATAACGAAGCGTTCTCCGTACTGTTAAATTGGTGAGATGGGTAGTGATAGAACACAATTCCATGGGCGTCACCTTCGCAGCCGATACGGCAGTTTGCACGTAGCGGCACCCATCTCATATTTTTGTCGTTCGCACCCATGAGCGTATAGCCCATGTTTTAGCCGCCGTTCTGGTCTATCTCTACATTTTTCTCAGTCTTGCGACTGGTCCCCCTTTACGGGGAACTGCTCCAACCTTCCCGTTACCACGGCCAGCACTAGCCTTTGGGACTTTAGGATTGCTGCTAATTTGTGGTGTTAACGAATAGTTGAACACTGATTTACATTCGTTCTTATGGTGGAATGCGTTTAGTTTTCTCCGAACCTTGCGGCTCGTTAGGCTCAGTTGCAACATTTACATCAACTATTCTCCCAAACATCTGCTGTGCAGCGGCGAACTTCCTCTAATATTGAATGATGGAACCCAAGGCCATATACCATCGTTAGGCACGAAAGGGACTTCAATACCAGCGTAGAGTCGCTTACGACAAAATTCAAAGAACCGTTACTATCATGCCCCTACTGTAGCAGGTTTCTTGCTGTCTGTCAAGGGCGACTTTTCAGCAAACCTTTGCGCCACATTCATGCCCCCGGCGGCAACCAAAATAGTTACAACCGATTCGGGGATTGGAGGAAAGACATATATCCCGTGAACAACTGAAATGATTGATGCTGCTGTCCATACAGCGAAAACTCCAATGCCCCACACGAGCGAAAGAATACGAATAGATGATAACTTTCCCGAAGGGTCTTCAACGGCACTTGACAGTCTGAATTGCATAAATTGGTGCTGGTGGGGAGAATCGAACTCCCACGTCCATTACAGACGGTAGGCTCTCAACCTACTACGGCTACCGTTACGTCACACCAGCAATATGGATATAAATATCTTCGACTTTATGAAAAAGTCGGGGGAGGTTCTTTGCGAGTAATCTCCTTGGCTTTCTCGAAATCTTCGAGTAAACCTTCTCGGTCATCTCTATACTTTTTGATCATGAACATGAAGGCGGCTTGTTCTTGGGGTCCAATCATTTCCATGACAAATGCCTTAATTTCATCGTCGTCAGGTTTCCAATCAAACTCTTCACAAATCGCCCGGACGCTATTTCCAGTCGGCATCATAGTCCAAGCACTTTCAATCAGTCCTTGCTTGGTGAGGTCATCGAGATAGCCAACAATGACCATGAGTGAAATGTGAGCACCATCAATGTCTGTGCCCGCTGCTTTGAGACGTTCCAAAATTGCTGTGAGTTTCTCTTCCTTATTCATGGTCAATATCCTATCAGGATTTAGGTTTGGCGTCAAGTTCTTTTTGAGATTTCTCATTAAGAATTACGTTATCACATAATTCTGTGTGTAGTCGCACGTAGGACAAATCCATCCATCTTTCGTGGCTACGAGTTCACGGTCATGAATGACCGCCTCTTCGTCTTCGTTTGGTTTCCCGCAAACTCCGATGGGGCGCTCTTCACCCGTCACTTTGTTTCGGGCATAGTAGATGCCAAACTTATCTCGGCAGTTGCCGCAGGTGTAAGGGTGGTATCTTCCATTGTGTTGATTCTCGTTCAGTTGTTGAACAAATTCGTCGGGCCAAGGTGGTTGAATGTACGGCATAATTAAAAATGGTCGGAGCGACGGGATTCGAACCCATAATCTTGCAGACCCAAACCGCACGGAATAGCCAGATTATCCTACGCTCCGGTGTATATTATTGGGCTTTTTCTAACGGTTTATCTGCCTCGGCAAGGGCATTTCCCATTCCTTGATTTTCGGGGTAATCCGATTTAGGAGCATTTCCAACCAACAATGGGTCTTCAGGCAACAAATGCCACGCTTCGGAGAGAGAGGATGAGGATACAGATTTCAGGTCGGAAATTTCATCAGCCAAAACATGCGCTTGTTCGACTGTTACAGGAATCTTCTCTCTGGAAACGCTTTCCTCACACGCCTCCTTGATTTCCTTGGGAAGGGCGTCACCGACTGCCTTGAGGACATCGGCCGCAAATGCTGCATCTTTCTTTGCTCGGTCAAGTACTACTTGGCGGGCGATTTTGATTTTCTCTTCGGCGACTTGATTGGCAAGCCATACCTTAGCGGGATTTAGATGACGCTTGAAACTTCTTGTTTTTGACATAACTATTTATTGATATTAGTTGTGGGTTGCGGTGGTAAAACAACAACGGATGGCCAATTGGTTGGCCAACTGCCGTGCCGGTCCTTTGCCATCATTAGTATGGCTGGCGAAGAAATTGTGGCGTGAGGTCCAGTAGCCATGCGAGAATAAATCTCTTGGGTTGTAAGAGTAGAATTAAACCTAAACTCCATCAGAGTGTCGGGGGTATAATTTGTAGTCACTGGCACGAATTCCACTTCCGCCCTCTTAAATGCTAATGTAGCCTGAGGTTGTACCCCATTATAAGATACATCAAATCCTACAGTTGTCGCAGATGCCATGACAACAAAGTTACTTTGGGTCTTACATCCACAGAGCATTATTATTGTCAACGCCACAATGCCACCTATTACGAAAATTCTGTTCATTTTACATTCACCTTCATTGACTTAAATGGCATACTCTTAACTTCAATATCTATATCGGAGTTGGTATTAGCCATTATTCGGTTCTGAGAACTGTATCCAATCCCCCCGCCGTTCTCCGACGCATATCCACCAAGAACTGTAGTCTTGGTAACAATCGCCGAGTACTGGTTTGTATTATTCACACTTACTACCCCAATACCAATCACCAAGTAATGCGTAGTGCCATTGGTATGGATGGGAACACATCCGCATATAAGTATCAACCCGAAAGCTGCAAAAATCGCTCGGCACCATTTCATATGTAAGTCAGTTCAATAAGTCCTTTATGCTCAAGCAATTCATATTCAAGCGCACCTTGTTTCTGTTCCCACGTTACGTCACCACCGGGAGTTGAATGAAACGACATATCTCGCTCAGCATACTTAAGCTTCTTGCGGATAGCATGATACTTCTGTTCAGCAGTCTTCGCCTTTTTCTGGTGATAGAATTCTTCCAAATACTTATCGGCTTCTTCGTTATATTTCATACAGTTATTCGCAGTAGGTACCAAAGCAAGGACAATGAGCATGACGATGACCGTTATAGCTTGAAATGCTGTAGGTCATTTTTTCCTTGCCACAAACTGGACATGGAAGAGTTCCCTCGATGTCTTCTCTGGGCACGAAATTGTTGTCAACGCCGTGTTTGGTTGTGATAGCAGTAACAATCTTGATTGCCTGCTCTATGATTTTGTCACTCTTTTTGCTCATAAATTGGTGGGGAATATTGGAATCGAACCAATGAATTAAGTGTGTTGAACTTACAGTTTACCACTAGCCTAATTCCCCAATGAGTCCGTGATTAAATCCTGCTCACTGACTCCGAAGCACTATCGCACGCCATAAGGCAGCGAGGAACGACATATTTCTTTGTAATGTCTCCTAACATTGGTGCGGAATACTGGTTACGCTCCAGTGATTTTTCTTTGTGAGAGAAACGTGATACTATTTCACCAATCCCGCTAAACTAAGCGACCTTGCCCATGCGATGTCCGTTTCTGTCAATGGGGCATCAGATAGATTCACGATTGTATGTCTTCATTAGCTTCCGTAGGTGCGAAAATATTCTTCTTCGTACATCCGCCGTTCGATTTCTTCCTGCTCTTGGCGGTGCAACTCTTCTCGTGCCCACTCTTCGTAGTATCCATCCTTGCCATGTGCAATGTCTCCATAGCACATTGAGCAACTGCTACCTTGTCCCTCGGGGATTGGTGAACCACATGATGTACAATAAGGCATATCAATCTCCAAAAAGTTGGTCCGTCAGTTTCACAATACGTTTATTCGGCATGGCAGGCGGGACTCGTTCCATTACTTCCCTCATGGCATCATCTTTTGATAACCCCCGCCCTCTAAAAATAGCATACGCAATAGCGGGACTGCGAGATACTCCTGCCCCACAGTGAATAATAAACACCTTATGCTTCTTATCGAAATCCAATGCTGCCTGTATGTCTTTCAACTCGGCATACCGATAAGGTTCTGGCATCTCTTTGTCATCTGTATCAAAATCATCTATGCGTAGAATCAAATGGTTTTTACATAGTTTGGAATCAACGGGTTTATCTCGGCTAACGCTAATGACATTAAACTTGCCGGGGTGAGCCGCCACCGCTGCCTCCGCAGCTTGAATCATCAGGATAAACGGTGGTTCCATTTTGATATTCATATTAGCTGTAGTTGTAGTACGTTTTGAAATAAAACTCGATGCCCGCCGCATTCATATTCTTAATGAATGCCTCGTGGGGAACGAAAAATTGTTTAATAAGGTCTGCCGCCTTCTTACTGTCGGAGCGATATACGGCAACCCCGCAGCCAAAGTAATCACGAGACTCTTTGCGGCCCCCGACGAAGCGGTCCAGATGCTTCTCTACGGCTTCTTTCTTGGTGTCGGCATAGCAGAAGTTGATTTCGTAGGTGAAACCTTCACCCGTAGCAAAGTATTCCATGAACGTGAAATACCCATGTCTTACTGACTCGCTCTTCGTAACTTTTTTCTTCTTCATAAATTGGCGGAAGCGGCTGGATTCGAACCAGCGGGGCTGTTACACCCGTCTCTTTAGCAAAGAGATACAATAAGCCAGACTCTGCCACGCTTCCGAAATTGGTACGGGATGAGGGAATCGAACCCCCGCTTAGACTGTGTAAAAGTCCACGTCTGCCACTAGCATAATCCCGCATAATACCTTGAGTGAGGCGTCTGCACTGAAAGCTTGGTCAATGTGGATTCCACAGACTTCACGTTTCATGCCATTCGCAGCCTGTTACGTCTCGTGTCGTCCGAGGTTAAATCCATCCTCGCCGTAGTCCGAAACTGCCTCACTTAAATGGGTTCGTTACTCAAGGTAAATTGGCGGTAGAGTGACTATTCGAAAGCCATCCCCGTCTTAGGGGAACAATCCGATTTCAAGTCGGTTCCAGCGCCCTGACTGGTTACTCTACCGTATCTGACTATAAATATCTTTCTTTCATCCGTTCGTGAGCATTATCTACTATGCTCCCCAAACAATCTGTCAAAGCATTATCGTAGATTTTCATCACTTCCTCCTGAGTGAATCCGTATCCACAATTGTCACATTTCTCATCCCATTCGACCATGTGCTCTCCAACATTAACCTCGGCAATTAGCTCTTCTCCGCAGTTGCAACATGTGAATGAGTAATTCATTGTGTAGTAATATACCATACGCCTTTGAAAATGTCAACCAGAAAATTGGCTCCCACTGATGGAATCGAACCACCACCTAAAGCTTCAAAGGCTCCCATACTAACCGTTATACGAAGCGGGAATGACTACACTGGGTCAACGCTTTGACCTGTATAGGGGTCGTAACGCTTGAACTTGAACTCTGCTTCGCCCAGATACACCTTCTTTATGTATCGTCCAAAACACCGTTCCGAGCAGAAAAAGTATAGGGTTGTGCTTGGTTTGTTGTTGTGGCACATGGGGCAGTGACGGTTTTCGGTCAATTCGACATTGACCGCTATAGACTCCAACCCAATGTCAGAGCCGCCGCATTCGTCGCAATGAATAATTTGTATCATACCCGAATGATATACGTTCCGAGTAATGATGTCAAGAGAAATGGTAGCACTGAGCGGAGTCGAACCGCCATAATTTCCAATTACAGTTACTTGTTTAGGAAACAAGGCTGGTACAGTGCCATTATAATAATGGTAGTCGCATCTTTTCTCGATGTTTCAATCTCTTCCGCTATATGTATTTTTGTGATGCCAATACCGAAGGAGAACCAATGAATACACTCATAGACGAAAACATACTTAACGCTGCGAAATCAAGAGATTTAATTCCACTCAAATGCGGTATTTGTGGAAAAGAATTTTCCCGTCCAAAACACCAAATTCAGGCAAAATTGAAACACGGAGTTCAATTTTTTCGTTGTAGTAAATCATGCTATAAATCCAATGGAAAAATGGTAAATTGTTATACTTGTGGTTCTCCAATTTACAAATCTCCCCGTGCATTGAGAACATCTGAGATTTACTTTTGCTCTCGGAAATGTTCATGCACCGAGGGAAATAAACAGAGATGGGAAAACCACGTTTCTGTTTCCAAAAACATAACCTGTGATTTATGTGGTTATTCCCGAGATTACAAAACGGAACATTGCCCTAATTGTAAAAGAATACAAAAGGATGAAGAGGATAGAAAAATAACAATTGGGCGATTAAAACATAAATATAGAAACAATGGGCAATTTGTGCATTGGTATAGTTCAGAGGTAAGAGGTCTCAATCGGAAATGGAATAAAGATTTGCTACAATTTCCCTGTCAAAGATGTGGATATAAAACTCACGTAGAATTATGTCATATTCATCCTATAAGTGAGTTTGAGGATTGTACTTCGTTGGGATACATAAATAGGAAAGAAAACAATCTCGTCCTATGCCCCAACCATCACTGGGAGTTTGACAACAAAATCATATCCCTTAAAGATATACCCAATAGAACTCTTACTTCTGCTCTCTAAAATGGTGGGCAAGGTGGGACTCGAACCCACGTTTTCATTTCCAACTATGCACATTCTGCTTAGAAGGCAGCGCCAGTACAAGCCCATAAATCATTGCGTAACGGGAAGGTAGGATGTAATCCTCCATCCTTTTAACCAATCAACAGTACCATCGGACTTGCCGTTGACACCATCGAAAATCTTGTCTCCGTCCACTACGACCCAATGCCATCCGCTCCTGCGGGTTGGGTTTTTCAACTTGGCAATTGCCAGTGAAGGCTGAGGAATTCTTTGTAATCGGTCGGGACATTTGTATCCTAAACTTCGAAGTCCCTTGACGAGTTGTTTTGTCGTTGTTGCGCCGTCCTTACCTATATGCTCGGCGGCTATGTTTACGGGAACACTTGCAATTACTGCTACCGCAATCACCCCACAGTTTTTCTTGTTTGGCTTTTGCTCAATCCACGTTCTCATGATGGTTAATATTTTAGGAGATAATTCTCGAAAAGTCAATATTTTTCGAACTTTAGGTATTTAGTGTGATACTTATTTATCGAGATGAATACCCCGACTTCAAAAACATGTCCCAACTGCAATAACCCGTTGAATAATCCAAAAAACACTTATTGCTCACAGAAATGTGCTGCCATTTATACTCAACGTGATGGAGGTCACTGTCAGTGGTCGGATGACAACAAAAAACGACTATCCGATTGGGCAAAATCTACAAATGCAATTCGGCACGTTAGAGCAAATCACCCCAAAGTTAAAAAAATCTCCAAGCGATGTTTGTTTTGCACGAAAGAATTTTTGGTTAACCCAAATAAATGGGACTCCAAAAAGAAATACTGTTCTCGTGAATGTACAATCTCCCACAGCAGAACAGGAATCTTAAAAGGTAAAAGTGGCGGATACCGATTGGGTGCGGGGCGAGGAAAACACGGATGGTATAAAGGATTTCATTGCGATAGTTCGTGGGAACTGGCATGGGTAATTTATCAGTTAGAGCATGGAGTCCAATTTCAGCGCAATACGACAAAGTTTCCATACACCTTTGATGGAAAATCATATTCATACATACCCGATTTTATCCTACCCAACAATGAATATGTTGAAATCAAGGGGTGGCCAAATGAAAAGACAAAATCAAAAATTTCGCAATTCCCCCACAAATTGACGATATTATGGAAACCAGATATGGAAAATATTATTGACTATGTTAAGAAAACATATGGAAAAGATTTCATCAAATTATATGAGGGAAATCCACATAATCAAAAGAAAAATAAATGTGGTGTATGTGGAAACCCATCTAAACATTTTTATTGCTCCCGTCAATGTTCGGGTAAGGCAGCAAACATAAGAAATTATGGTGTCGGAGAGGGGATTTGAACCCACTATGTTTTCTGCGTGAAAGGCAGATGTGTTATCCAGTTACACTACACCGACATAAGTTGCCTGCCTACAGGCTTAACGGTTTTGTTGTAGCCTACTACAATAATGGATTTGAAATTACCACGAATCATAATCGGTTACATCCCTGATTTCTCCGCACTGATTACAACTCATATCAATTCCTATCCCTATTCCGTTTGGACTAAATGTATAGGAATATGTAGCCAATAAACATTTTTTCCTATGTTCTTTTGACCATTCTTCCGCTAATCTTTCCGATTCGGGCGTTAATTCAAATCTCCTCATAATTTCAAATCACGTTGACAGCACCCGCATTACAAGACGAGCCTTCTTCAACTTAGCCTCAGTCTCCGCATACTCTTCGGGGCTGACATTCTTTTTGTAGTTGGCACTCTTGACTCGGCGCTCCAAGAATTCAATGTAGTCCTGCTCATGCTTGATGCGTTTCTGTTGTGTTGTCATAAATAGAAACCCTTCCCGAGGTTTGTGGTCCCTCGGGAAGGATTATGATTGTTCACCGTTAGATTACGGACGAACCGGGGCGGTCATGCGGTTGGCACCGTTTCCGCTAAGGAGCGATGGAGCACTTCCAAGGGCGATACCCGTGGCGAGTTTCTCCAATCCAGTGCCTTGCAGCAATTTACCCAGTACTTCGGCAACACTTTTGCCTCCGAGTAATGCCATAGGGGCCATCGAATCGGCCATTTTCTCTGCCAGAGCCATGTCACTGAACCTTGTGAGGGCGGCGATAAGGTCTGGTGTAACAGCCTTGGTCTTTTCCACCAAGTTTTTGACATCCTCTGCTGCTTCTTGCAACTTGAGAGCCAACTCTTCCTTCTGTTTCATCAACGCCTGCTCAATATTTAACTGGCTGCGGTCGAGTTCCGACTGAGCAGAAATGTCCTCGATGGCTTGCTTTTGAGTTTCGACCAGTTGCCTTGCCTTACAGGTCTCAGTCTCCCGAGCCAACTCAGCCATTGCCAACTCAGTAGTCTCTGCCAGCACTTGCTTTTGCAGTTTGACCTTCTGAATCATCGTAGAGGCACGAATCACTTCGAGTTTCTGAGTAATGTTCTCTTGCTCCTCAGCCAATACTAATTGACGCTTGCTTGCCGTAAGACGAAGAGCATCCTGAATAGTTTGACGTTGAGCGGTTTGCAGTTGTTCTGCAATCGTTCTGTCACCGAGTTCGAGACTAAGCACTTCCACGTCATAGACGTGTGCTCCATTTTCCAGGAAAGTCAGACCGGGGCGGTGCTTCTTTTGACCTTCAGCAGCGGCACTGACTCCCAGAACAGTATCCCGAACTAGGTCAATGTGTTTGTCGGCAAGTTCTTGGACTCCCAACTTTTTCACCACGTTGCGAAGCTTGCTGCGAACATGGTCACAGAGCAACTTAACGTAGTTTTCGGCATCGAACCACTTGTCTTTGACTTCGGGCAAGAAGTTAACACGATACGAGGTCTTGATTTTGACCGGAATGTCGTCGGAAGTCATTGCGTCAACAATGTCCGAGACCTGGTTATTCAACACCCGCAAGAACGAAGTCTTGTAGAGTTTGTCCGTTGTCTTGGGCTTACCCGTGGAGAATTCCATCGAAGCAAGTTGTTGATCGAATTCCAACAGAATAGTCTGTGGACCAACCACCACTTGGCGATTTCCATTCTTATCCACGACGAGGACGGAATAACCCGTCCAAACATCAATCTGAACGGCCCCATCATACTTGGTGTCAAGTGTGACAGTGCGAGGCGGTGTATAAGTTTCTTTGCGAGACATCGAGTCACCGACGAACTTTGTCGGGGCGTAGGATGCCGAACGCATATAGGCTCCCGAGATGTGGTCATCTCCGAGACCTCCAAACACGGAGTCGAGAGAACCTTCATCGGTAACGTAATCCGCCGAAGTGATGCCTCTGGCTCGGGCTGCCGTTGCCAAAGTGCGATTAATATTCATGGCCTCGGCGTTACCGGGATACCACAAATCAACCTGCTTGTCCGTCAGAATCCTGCGAACGATAACTTCCTTGCGAGGATCGGGAAGAAGCATCTTCGGACCACGTTCCAACTTGATTTCGCCCGTGAGACGATTCATTACGTAGCGACCTTCACCCTTGGGAATGGCGGTAGCATAGTGTTTCACTCGATCTCCATACTTCACTAAGGCGTGTTCCGCCCGAGGATAGTAAATCGGAGTGTTCGTTCCAGTGACAAACAATTCGTCACCGACCTTATATTGCTTGTCGCCATCCTTATAGGGGGCAGTGACTTTGATGTGCAAACCCGAAATCGGGGTCAACTCAGTCGCTTTGTACTTCTTGTGCCCCTCTTCCACGACAAACTCTTCGGTTGCCATAGGAAATACGACTTTCGGGCCTTGCTCGAAACGCTTCTCACCATTCTGGTCAACAAGTACGCAGTACTCAAGCTGCTCCAGCGTGATAGCATCACGGACATAACCATTAGTATCCTTCACAACTTCCAATCCCGTGGGCGGGATATAGAAACTTACCTCGGTGCCCTTGATGATGATAAGTTGACCAATAGACAGGGAGGCAGGACGGGGAATACCTTTGGTCTGTTCCTTGCCATCGGCAGTCTTAACGATGCTCTTGCCCCAATTGGCGAGGGCTTCTCCATCATTGATGACACGAACGACGAGGTACTGATTGGTTTGAAGCTGGTGTCCCTTGATAACATCCACAACTTGGAAGGGCCACAGCGGGAAAGAGATAGGGCCAGGGATATTGACCTGACGACCAAATTGCAACTCAACCATATCATTCGCCGTCTTCGGCTTGAGCGGGGGAGCGCCATTGACAGCGGGATTACTAAGAACAACGTAATCAGATTCGCCCACGTCAACGTAGGGAAGAATTGCGGAGCCTTGGTTGCCCGCTTCCATAAGACGGGAGGGATTCTTGGGGTCTGGAGCCATCAATGTGTCCGTCTCGGAAACGGTAACTTTGATAGGACCAACCTGCACAGTAAGATTACCTTTGGTGGTATCTTTGACAATTGCATACTGACGTGGCATAAGAATCACGTCGTTACGATCACGATCACGAGGTTCTGGCATAACTTTTTGTTTTCTGTAGTGAAGCTCTCAAGTTTTTTGAGTTTGCTTCTTATTGTGGTCATACTCTACCATATGACCGTTTCGCTGTCAACAAGAAAATGGTGCTACTGATCCGATTCGAACGGGCAATGAATATTTGGGCCTAAGCCAAAACGGTTGTACCTGCTTCCCTTATCCGCAGTAGCGTAAATCATTCTTTTATCTTGGTTATTTGCATACCAAAATCGCAATCTTCGTCGGCTATAAGGTCAAGAATTCTATCCGACAAAGATTCGGTTATCAAATTGACGGCAACTTCATCGGAAGATGCTTTTACTTTCCCATCTTCTAACATAAATGAATCACTGCCAATGACCCAATAATAAGTGAGAACGTTGTTCATAAAATGGTAGCACCGAAGGGATTCGAACCCTCACTATCTAGTTCCTAAGACTAGCGCCTCCTACCAGTTGGGCTACGGTGCCATTTTTCATATCAGTCAATGTGGCATAACAACTTATTATATCCGCATTTGTTGTTCCACATAAAACGGTGCTCGGTACGTCAGGTCACTCGGAGTCGAGCAGCCCTTCATCGCTTGAAGGCAAGCGTCCCGCATACGAAATCGGTATCCCTATCCGTCCTCACTGATACCGAGCATAAATTGGTGCTGGTGGGGAGAGTCGAACTCCCACGTCTTTCGACGATTGATTCTGAATCAATTGCGGCTACCGTTACGCCACACCAGCGTCTCCCAGAGTGGATTTGAACCACCATTATTCTTGGCCCCGGACCAAGTGCCATAACCAAGTTAGGCGACTGAGAGAATCGAGATACCGTTTTTGGTTTCCTATAATGGAATTTTTTGGTTGCTGCTGGTATCTCAAATTGAATCATATGGGCGACAAGGCATTCGTAAGCACTAACCGCTGCCCCAGTATCGTAACGGTCACACCGTATAATAACATTCTCCGGTCATCCTTTCGGACTCCTGCCGAGTGCGTACAATCTACGGCCCATACAAATTCTACCACGCATAATCAGATACCATTCTTATGCGTTTGCGCTGATTATTTTTCGGAGGCTGATACCTCAAATTGATTGACTTTTTTTGATGAAATACCTTCGGACCCAACCACACAAGTTGTTGTGCTGATGGAATATATGCGATAATTGCATCTACTTCCATTTTGGAGTATATTTTTGTATGTCCATTATTCCACGTCTGCTTGCGAAAATCAACATGAACAGACCCATCGGCGGATGTTGATTGAGCATCTACATATTTGGTCTGAACCCGAAAACATTTTCCGTCTTCATCAACAAGGATTGCATCATATCTACGTTCGACCGTGGGAAAACAGACATCCCAGTTCTTTTCAAGTGCTCGTTCTTGCATTTTAAGAACTGCTATTTGTCCTTTTTTATAAGTACTGTACATAAAATGGTGGTCCGAGTGAGAATTGAACCCACAACCTTGACTTTAAGAGAGTCCTGCTCTGCCAATTGAGCTACCAGACCGTTTTATTCTGACTATTTGACACATGCCGTAAATTGGACCCCACGCATCCAATTCAGCATGGTTTTTGGAACAGTAGCATCCCTCTACTGTTTTGCGTCTATAACGCCGAATGCCCCACGCATTCTTGCCAACTTTCCCTCTACAGAACCAACACAGTTTCATACTTTGGCATCTGGAAGAGACGACTCAAGCGTGAATTCTAACTGCGCCCCGTGATACATTGGTCGCAAACGAGCAACTAACTCCTTGGGGAAATCGAAATAAAG